CCATCTATACCCATGCCTTCTCGCCCACTGAACTCGTATCCGTATCATCTGCCGCTGAATGCCATACCCCCTGTACGCACTCAGCACACCGCAACGACCCAGATATATACCGTCCTCCATTTGCTGTGATGGCGACAAACAACTAAATCCTACGGGGGTAGCCCTGTGGTGCGCCATCCACCATACCCCGTCCTCTGGAAAGTAAAGGCTATCGGCTGGCAGACATGCCTTCTGCAAGACTTTTAACTGCCGCTTGACCCCCCGGTTTGAAGGATCAACTTGCCCGTAGGTGATCTTCATAGATCATAATTTTACCCCATCTTTTTGATGACTAACATCTGTGGGTAGTACCGGATCTCGGCAATGCCCTGCCTCTTGTCAGCCGCTTTCATAAGTTCGTTCATAAAATCCACAATCGTTTTACGGTAGTTGGCAACCTCGCGTCTAAAGTGTGTTCGGAACTGTTCCGTATATGAGTCACTGTAGGTACAGCCCAAGTCTTCGATGATGTAGTACCCACCGGAACGCACAGAAGACCAACAGTTGTGGAACATTGCCACCATGTCTTCGGAGATGTGAGACGCATCATCAATAAAAATATCTACGTATTCGCCCATACCGCGCTTGCACAAGTCTGCGATACGTATCTCAACGTTCTTCATGTCCCTACAAAGTTCCGCGCACTCTGGTCGGATGTCATACCCGATGATCTTGGACACGGGGAAATAGTTACCCCACATACGCAGTGATGCACCACATGCCACACCCGCCTCGCAGATGGTAAAGAGCGCAGTCTTGCGGTGAATGCCGCGCAGTAGTTCTTGCACGATATTCTCGTACTGCACTGTGTAGTTATGCTTGATCGTACCTTTGTCGCTGCCGTACAGATCAGCGAGTCCGGTTAGTGAAAGTTCGGTGAGATCAACCTCACCCGTGTTCGGTACGTACTCCTCTGGCTTTACGATGTCCAGATACCGTCGCACCCCACCCCTAGCGTTTGGATCCACGTGCATACTCCAGTTCATTCCTCAAAGTAAGAAGCTCTAACGAGAGGACTGTAGCCTCGTCGAACAGTCCCGCTCTCCGTATATTCTGTAAAGAGCGTTCGACTAGCGACTGCTGACTCTGGCCATATCCCCAAGGGGCGGCGTTCAACTCGTCTTTCCACGCGCCGGGCGGGGACAGATTGTCCACAATCATTGACGTTTCCGTTGCCACCCTCGGCTTTGATTCTGTCGTCATATTGTTTAATACCTCTGTACATTGCTGTAGCCATGAAATACTGCGGAACACCCCATGCTTCCACTAGATCTTTGTACCTGATCCGCTCGTCAAGTTCTCGCGCCCTACGTTTACGCACCAACAAAAACTTGTACTGCTCAAACGTCAGCGTCAGGTTAAATCTAGTTGGCTTCGTGTACTTTTTCTCCACACTCTTTTCTTGTTTCATCACTATCCAATCTCTTTTATAACCACCTTGTTTAACGCATCATGTGAGCCGAGAGTCCCCGCTGGGAATGTATTGAAAGCCAATGACACCCTTGTATCAACACTCTCTACTTCTTCCACCCTGTGCATCAGGTACGACGGAAAAAGTATCAGATCATTTGTGTTTACTGACATCCATACGGTGTCGATGTTCAAAGCGTTTGGCTTATCGGTAAAAATTTTAAAACTGTCTCTTGGCTGCTTGTCAAAAAATATCTTATCTGTATTCCCGTCTGCATTTATATAAAACACACCACTGATCATACTGTTTGGATGCCAATGGATGTGGTGATGCCCACCCTTCTCTGTATAGTTCAGCCATGACTGAGTTATCGGTAAGTTAAACGGCGTAGACGGTGCATAAACTGATTCAACATATTTCTTTATACATCTATCAATAAATGACCTAAGTGCCGTTAATCTTTCGTCATTCAGCACATACCGATCAACACTAGTCGAATTACCTTTATTACGATGTATTTCGTGACTCATCAACAAATCTTTTTCAGATTGAGTCAAACCCTTGTCATAACTAAAAGTAGCCACTGCTGTTGGAAACAGTCCGTGAATAATCATGTGAGCATATCTCTTCTGGTTTGTTCACGAACTAATACTAATAATTTGCACATCACATGGGACTGCGTACGATTGTTATTGTCGATGTCATACTGCTTGGCATACATCTCGATGATGTCCCACCGGATGACTTCAAGACCGCCGTTGTCACCAATCTTTGCCCATACCGTCTCGTTCGGTATTGCCTTCACATGAGTCTTGTCCACGATCAATTCGGCGTACTCTGTATCCTCGGGCGGCTTCACCGCTGCTTCTACTCTTGCCATGTCACATCTCCTTTGCTACTGCTAACCATTCGTCGGCATACTCCACGTTGCCCCAGTCTTTGAACCAAGGACCGCCACGAGTGAAGTGAACGGCTACGGGGTTCGGACAATCTTTCTTTGTGTGCCATCCCTCAAGGTAGTTATATGCAATCGGTAGCGCACCAATGTGCGTTCCTGCCCACTTGAGTTGATGCAGGTACATACCTGTACCGATGTTGACTTGCTCCAACGTCAATCCATGCTTCACACTCTCGTGGCCGCAGTTGAACAGCATCAGGCTCGACCAATTCTTTTTCGGGTATTGGTGTTGTACCGCACCGTCCATCTTGGTCGTCTCCTTCGGCTCGTACCTGTGCTGCACCACCATGACCGGGACATTCGGATCAGCGTAGTCCATGATCCCTGCCACATCTCCTCGCCAGAGAAAATCACAGTCCATGAACAGTGCCCACCCGTCGTATCCTGCAAGATACGGTACGAGGAAACGAGTGAAGGAGAACTCGGTAGAGGAGAGAGGGTCATGCTCCCGCCAGTACAATCCACGCTCACGCATCTCCTGCTGCTTGATCGGCTTGATGTCGAGCCATTCGGAAGAGTTCCTAGCCAATGACTCCCTGCACACCTGATATGCAATGTCCTCGCGGCTGTCCCAACCAATAAAAACTTTCATCACGCCACCTCAAACAACTTCTTTCGTGCCTCGCCCTTGAAGTGCAGGATCACGGCATCGTCTGTCTTTCGACTGTATTCGGGCAAGCAACCGTATCTACATTCATCTATCTCGCTCACGCGCTCGGGATACTTCTCGGCGTAGATACGCAACGCCTCTTGGTCGCCGTACCATCGCTTGAACTTCTCATCCAAGCCTTCATAGATCGCAAGCAAGTCCTTCCAGACCTGTGGGTTCTTGGCAACAACAGCGCAGCCCACATACGGATACAACTGATCCAAGGTCTTGCCTTCGTACTCGGGGAACTTGATCCCTCTCTGTTCCGTATTAAATACGGCATCACGATCAAACGACCGGCGGCAGAATGCTGCGACCTTGTGTGGCTCCAACAATTCTTTCACCACGATCTTGTCCTGCACCAACATATCCGTATCCAAGTACATCACCGGCAGGATGTTTGACCAGTTTTCCGCGTACGCCTTGACTCGTGAGTACATCAAGTTATCTCGATCAACTTCGCTCTCCGCCCGTCGAGTGATGCCCATCACATCTGGTGTGTCTTTGTCCGTATACATTGTGATGAAGGCATCCGGGTTGTGCCGCAGCAATGACTTCACCATCTTCTGTGGCTGAGAAATATCGTCGCCTACGTGGAAGAAAGCAAAGCGGTTAAAGGTGCGTTCCCTCAAACCAAAACCTGCTTCCAACTCTTCCTTGACTTGGCGAATCTGTAAGTCCCACGGCGCGTTCATATTCTCACGTTGAAAGATTCGTACAAACGGATACCACATACTTTGGTATCCAGAACGATTGTTCCAGTACCACAACTTGTTAGCATCAAGTAGCGTCACGTGCTTACCCATCGCAGCAGCCAGATGTACGTTGGCATTGGAAGGAGAAACAATTATGTTGCATAACTCCATGAGCGCAGCGACGTTCTCCAAGTCCAAGAAGGTGTCAATGTGCGTCGTGATCAGGTTCGGGTAAAAGTCCTTCGCCTCATCCTGCGGTTTGCCGTACTGAAGGTTGATAAACACACTCTCGGGGATATCAAACAGCGACCTGAACCCTTCCAATCCCACAGACTTGTGCTCACCGATGACGGGCGCAGTGCTTGCCCATGACAGACCGATTACTCGCTTGCCCTCCAACTTCAGTTCTTTCTTCAACAGTCCAACCCGATGCGGGTCAGCCTTGATATAGCCCTCGCTGCGGGTCGGCTCGATGTCACGCACACTGTTAATAAAGTATTTACCAAGGCTTGCAATCGGGATGTGTGAGTCATGATCCGACATCTTGACCTTGGCATTGTGTGGCAGGAACGTGACGTTTGACGCCTTGCATCCACGTTGCAGTAGCGGGGCTAACCGCATATCAATCAGAACGACAACGGAATCGACTTCCTTTGCCAACGCCTCGATGAGTGATGCGTAGAGAATCTGATCACCGATGCCCTGCTCCGTCCACACAATCGGACGCTTCAAGCCAAGACCACGCTCCCACTGTGGATGGATAGTAGAGATACGTGGAGAGTTGAAAGTCTTGCTACCCCATCGTCGCTCATAACCTTCCCACCCGGCCTTGAAGTCACCCATCTGCAAAGCAAGCAAACCCAGAGTCCATGCCGTATCGTCGTTGGTCGGGTCGAGACGATGTGCTAACTCAAAATACTTTCTCGCCGGTTGCCAACGGTGCATCTCCCAGTGACAACGCCCGGTCTGCAAAGCAGATGCGACAAGAGCAGGGTGAATCTGGTTGATGTTCTCAAGGATGCCGATAGCCTCGTCATACTTGCCTTCACCCGCCGTTGCCAAGCCCTTCTCAAAGATGGACTTCGCTGCATCTGCTAGGGTCTGCCCTTTCTTTTCACTCACCAGTAATCCCTCCCACCACGCTTTGCTCCCCATGCAGGGGGCGGCACATGTGCCCATTCTTTCTTGCGGAACTCGTCAGCACGTTTGAAGAAACTCAGTACCCACCTAATCATGTGGCCTCCTGCGGCACGAACTGAAGCATCGTAAAAGGGAGTGATACGGCAGTCCTTTTGCCTTCGCGGGGGTAAATCAAGACGCGCTCCGGACTTTCCACCATCATTGCATTGACGACGCCTTTCTCGATACCGACGAAATCATCGAACACAAAGATGGTCTGGTCATGAATAATCTTATGGAACAACTCCAAGTCTTCCCGCTGCAACCGGCCATCCAGATACATCAAGTCCACGCCAACTTTCTTCTCGGCCATGTCTTTAAACATATCTGTTGATGATTGCTTGGGGTACTGGAAGATATTTGGTACGTCGAGATCAATGTTGTTGGAATGATCACACGTATAGATATCTACCAAACGCTCCATAGCTAAATTCATAGCCATGGTAGATACACCGATAAACGTGCCCACCTCGGCAATGACCTTCGGCTGAAAGAACTTCGCCAGTTTGTACAACTCAACTGCATCGTCATACGGAACCGATCCGGTGTTGTAGTCTGCATCAATCCGTAACTTCTGTTGTTGCTCAACAATCCTCTCAATGACCTCGTACGGGTAGTCATCCACCCGCTCATCTACGATGCCCCAGAAGATGTTGCTGAATCTTTGGCGACCGATTTGTATTGGATTCATTACGATACCCTCAGTACTTCAACGACCTTCTTGTTTTTATCCTGCGCGGTAACAGTACTGCCCTTACCCCACAAGACAACGGCACGTGATGAAACGCCGCTCACGATAGCATGTGGTGAGAATTGCCCGAACGGGATCTCGACCGTTTGATTCGGTTTCAAGTCCTTGAGGTACGGCATGTAATGCTTGGTGATCGTCCCATGTGGATACAACCGTTTGGAACGCTTCTTCTTTGCCGATAATTCCAAGTCACCCTGCTGATGTACCGTACCGTCAGGCATGATGATGACGTACTTAGCACCTGCGGCCTTGAGCGCGGCCAACGAACGCTGAAGAATAATTGACATTATGCTTTCTCCCGTACAGAAATTTCACGATCCAAGTACCAACGAGCCTTCTTCAAATCCTCGATAGGATCAGTCGCCTTCCTACCGGCACGAGCGACGTACTTCACCACGTTGCCAAGACGGTAGTTCAAATCCTTCGCCTCGATGAAGTCGATAGTCTCAACACCACCGGCCTTGTAATGTGCAGGATGGTTGACGGGATCGGGTTTGTCTTTGATCTTGTCCAACGCATCGAGCGTGGTCTTCATCTCTGTCACCGCATCAATGATCCTCGACGGCTTCTTCAGCCCCGCTTTTGTAAACACCTTGTTTACAAATTCAGAGTTCTGCTTGGCCTTCCATCTGGCCTGATGCACAAGATTCGGAGTTACTCCCAACTTCTTGGCTACTTCCTTTATCGTCAGTTCCGGTCTTGCTGCAAGCAACGCATTGATACGTTGCGTTTTAGTCTGCTTCTTCTTCACTCTAGTCACTCCTTCGGTTGTTAAACATCACTCAACTTGTTTATGAACTTGCCGAACGCAGGGCCATCTTCAAGCACCTTGTAGCGTTCGTTACTTTTGTTTACCCGCTTGCACAATATGCCTTTGTCCACCATGCGTTTGACACGCGCATGGATCGTCGCAAACGACGCGACGGAAATACCGGAAGAGAATTGCATGATAGTTGCACCCCCCTCGCCACGCCGCTTCTCGGCAATCGCACCAAGAATGGCTATGTCCACGCCGTCCAGCCCGAACTCATGGGCTACGGCAAGCGCGTCATTTAATTTTTCCAACTTCATGCTTTCTCCTCACAACTGAATAATAGTTATATCTATTCTTGCGATACCGCAGGTAAATCAGCCCCTCTTCCTGCATCCACTTTATGTACCGCAACGCATGGCGATATGTGAATCCGTACGTCTCGACCAGATCGGTTGCCGTGATTGCAAACTGTGATCTTGTCAGCCGCAGTATCCGACGCGCCACGCCGTAACGTGTTTTAGTTCGCTCCTTCTTCACGTGTTAAATCCATCAGAGCCGGTTGCGCTTGCTTGTAGACCACGTTGTCCATCACCAGTATGAACACGCCGATAGACGTATCATCAACAATGAACGCATGACCACCAGCGGCAACGATGTGATTCAGGTTCTTCATCTGCAACGCCGTAGGTTTGTTGCCTTTAGCCTTGCACTCGATACCTATAAACTTACCGTCAACACACGCCACAATGTCTGGCGCTCCAGACGATCCGTACCCACCCGTTACCGGCATCAGGTAGTACGTTTTAGGATATTTCAGCAGTATCTTTTTTACGCGATCTTTTACTTTGCTTTCCGGTGTCGCTGCCATACGTCAACTCCAGTAGGTATTGGTACTCGTCTTTATTCAAGGCCACGATCAGGTGTCGATCACCGATCCACGTACCCATTACGTTTGTGTTGTCGTAGTCACCCCGCCTGATCCTCACCAACGCCAGTTTCTCTGCAACGTCGATATGTAAACAGTGTTTATGACTGTCGAATCGTGTTGATTGTTGTTTGCGCTGATCAAGCAGGGTGTAGTAACGGTACTCGTCGCCATTAGTTCTAAGGCTCACACTTAAAAGCCATCTACTACATTTTATCATCTTTGCACTCTAACCCACCGTTATTTGCAGGTCAACTATTTGTATATCCAAAAGTTGCAAGTGTCAATCCTTACACCCACCTCACCAAGCATCGTCTTTGGTGCGACCATTTTGAGTAGTGCAATCTTTGAACGGTAGTTGTCATCAAGCGTGTCGTACAGTTGTGTACAGATGTTTTCAGGTTCATCCCACGTATTGAGCATTTTATTTACAGACACCATCTCATCGGGATTCACCAGTACATGCAGCGTCGGGTTAGTTGCCTTGTTCCGCTCCACATGCTGCTCGGCCTTGGCAATGAACTCTGAGTCCTTGAACTTGTTGAACTTGGAACTCTGATACGGCACACCCGTCTTGATGTAATTGAGAATGTCCTCCAACACATCGTCGCCGCACACACTTCGCTGTGCCTCGCGTATATCTCCGTAGTATTGGTTTCTCCACGTGTATACGTTGCCAGTCATGAGGTCGTACGACGTACGTGAAATAAACCGTGTCGAGTGCGGTACGGCATACTCCTTCAGCCACCGTCTGATCTTCGCCCCATCGGATGACTTGCGGGTGTGGTAGTCAGAATTGTTGTGGTTGAACTTCTCGTTGACGATCATCGGACTCCAGATTTTGTACGTGTTGCCATCCACGGCATACAAGGTCAGCACCGGCTTGTGTGTGAACCGATCATCGTAGATTTCCACACAGGTAGTCCCGTCCGACTCCACACGCAGCGGATACCGGCTCACATGTGTGCGCTTCAAATCACGCATAAACAAGTTTAGCCGAGCCATGCGGTCGTTATCTTCAACTCGTCCAGTAAGCATCTCTGTTCTCCTATTTATAAACAGTGTTTACAGTACGGGTAAGTATTTGCGTAGCACTTCAAAGTCTTCGGGCGGCACTTCGTGTACCGTGTCCAACCGGATTATTGTTTCCTCGTTCCAGTAGCCGCCCACGTTGCTGTCGTAGTCAGAGTTACCACTACGCCAGTCGGCAGCGACCTTGTTGCCATACGCCCACGAATCTTTATTCGTGGTAAACAGAAACTCTGTTTTATATTCCATACCACCGTTGATCTCTTCGATCTTTGCAATGTAGTTCTTCATCTCACATCTCCTTAAAACATACTCAGGATTTCATCGACACGAGTCTTAACGTCGTGACGTACCGCATCGTGCTTGCGTAACTCCTTGGCATCGACACCGATCAGCGCAGACTCCAACTGCTTTCGTGCCTGTTCCAACTTCGGATCGTTAGTCACATTGAGTCTCGTCAGCATGACGCACAGATCAAGCGCGTTAGTTACCAACGTGTCACGGAACACTTGCTTCTGCTCACCTGCCAACTTCTCGGACATATGTTTCAGGCAGTCATGCAGCCGATCCCATGCGTCCTTCATCGCCGCATTGATACGTTCGTCGGAAATCTTCTGTAGTTCCTCACGGTACTCGTTCGGAATATCCACACGGAAATCACCGGCATTTGGTACAGGGCTGTACACAACACGTATAGAGTTCTTGCTACGCACCTGTTCAGCACTCGGGTAATCATTCGGATTAAACAGATCACCCAACGTGAACGCAGCCGCACTCACAAGATCGTCGTACTGACTGACGAAATCCTCAAGCGCACCGTTGAAGTTGGCTTGGAAGTCAGCGAGTCCTGCCTTGTAATCAAAGAAGTTACTCATCGGCAGCAGTCGTGTACCGCTATCGCTCCACGGTAACGTGTTCTCGTAGTGATACTGACGCAGCAAGTTAGCCGCCGCATGAAGCGCGTCCAATGCCTCCGTACCGGCGAGTAGTTTCTTGTGGTAGTTGCCTGCGCGGGTCTTTGTGTTGTTCGACGCATCCACTTGTTCAGACACACGCTTGTCCAACTTGCGACCAGTCCACACAGAGATGTTCAGGTCAACCAAAACAGCACTATCTTGAATCATGATTGCACTCTCCTATTTATAAACAGTGTTTATTGAATCGTTACTGACTTACCAACAGCAGCCGTGATGCCCACCGTAGTGATGCCCCACAGCACAGGACACGGCCACCCGCTGCCCCACGTACCCACATATCCATCGGTCAACACAACCGCGCACTCGGCCTTCATGTGCTTGGCCTTCATGTACTCGGTGATGCAACGTGGATCAGTGCCACCACCTCCACGTGGCTTGGTGCTACGCAGGATTTGATCAAAGTCACCACGGTCATACTTCTCGTGCTGACACACAGCCGTATCCCAATACAACAGATCAATACCCTCGGGCTTGACCGTATCGCAGATAGCCTTCAACTCACCCAAGAACTGACTGATCTGCTCACCGTCGATGGAGCCTGACGTATCGATAGCCACCGTGATACGCCCGATCGCCGTACTGATACTGGATGGCATATAAATATCTTGGCCTATCCACCTACGTGCAGGGCGGCGCCATGTGCTTTCATCACGATCCGCACACACAGACTTGACGAACTCACGCAGCACCTCGCGCCAGTCCACCTTCGGAGTCAGCGCATCAGTCACTTCACGTGGCACGTTACCCTTCATCTTGCCAGCGAGAATCGCACCCTGACGTAACGCTTGGTCAACGTCACGCACCAGAGTCTCCTTCTCTTCCTTGCTCATCTGCTCACCAGACTCCCAGTCATGGTCGTCTAGGCCACCGCCTTGACCGTCCTCATCCTTCTCGTCACCACCGTTACCCTTCTCCTGTTCTTGCTTCAGGATTTTGTAAACAGTGTTTGCATCCATGCCACGGAACCGCTCGTCAAAGCACCCACCCTCGGGCAACTTCACAAACTTACCTTCCACATCGGAGTCATAGATCATCAGGTTGATCACGTAGTCACACGCCATGTTTGCAAGGCGCGGGTTCTCCTTCCACAGTGGCTTCCAAATCTCCAGATGACGGAACGCTTTGTGTTTGTTCTCGTGCAGGATCAGGCCACGCAACTCCTGCTCAGTGAGTTTGTCCACGAACTTGCGGCCATACTTCACATCGCGCCCATTGGTACAGGCAGTAGCCACGTTATCGACCACCTCGGTCTTGCCGATCATGAACACGCCAGAGAACAGGCAGTATTTCGGATCGTTCATCAACGCAACGTGCGCTCGTTGCACACGCTGTTCAGCGGTTAGTTTCGCCATGATGCACTCCCATTTGTAAACAGATGTTTATTAGAACAACCACTCATTTGCCAACGCCCAGTCCTTGAAGTCCTTGTTGGTCACACAGAACGATTGCTTGTCAGACTTCATCACAGACTTGGCAAACAACGCTTGCCACTCCTTGTCCATACGTTGTACGTACGTCATCCACTTCGACAACGTATCCTTCTGCACTCGACTGATTGCACCGAACACACAGATACATCGAGCGATAGTGTCATCCGGTAACTTCGCTGTACTCGGGCTTGCGATGATGGCATCCCACGTTGGCAACTTGTCCACCACCGTGAAAAACGCTTGCATATCCCGCGCAGCAGACTCACCGATCACACCGATCAACATACTGATGGTGAGTTCATCACCCAGTACTGCTCGACGCTTGGCGATGTGGCTTGCCTTCTCCAGACTACGTGGCGTAACAACCGCGCCTGTCTTGGTCTGGCCGATCACATTGATGTACGGATTCTCCCGTTGGGCTGGATCATCACCGGCTGCAAGGCATTGTGGAAACTGCTTTACCCATGTGATGACCTCGGGTGCAATATCATTGCTCAGCGCATAGTTCTCGATCCACTCCTCGGCCTCGGGCTTACGGATACGCACCGAACAGATACGATTCCGTTGGTGTGGTTGCAGCAAGTCACCCAGATTCTCCATGCCTAGGTTAGTAGTCGCAAAGATACGGCTACCTTCTGGCACAAACTGATCACCGACACGCCCCTCATTCATCAGGGTCATCAGCACGTTCTTGACCGCACCCATCGCCTTGCCAATCTCATCGAGCATGATGATGACCGGCTTACCCTCGTGGAATCTGAACCGCGCATTGGGTGCAAACTTAGTCAC